TCCTTTGCCACCACCGGATTCAGAAACATGCTCTTTGAACCTCGTGGTCCAAATGACCTGCCCGCCAACACGCATTCGCCCGTGCACGCTAGGAATTGACGCCCCCTCACGCGCGCCCATCACCCGAAATCGATCTACACGGCCCGTTTCAACAGGCTCAGATCCCTGCCCCAACAAGCGTTCGTCAATACGTCGGCCAATCGTGGCCCCAATCGCGCGTCCAATAACCATCGAAGACACACCAAGCAACGATCCACCGACCGCGCCGCCCAATGCCGCGCCAGCGGCTGATAATACCAAAGTTGCCATGATTTACTCCGCTGGATACCTGAAACGCGCCACGAAGCGTCGTCTCAAAGGTTTGCCTATGATTGATTCCACAACACCACGCCCAGAATATGCGTGAATTAGTTTCGGCTCTCGCCATGTGCCCGAAACGATGCCCAAATGGCGCGCAGCAGCCCCATCCCGCATCCGCAATAACGCAATGTCGCCTGCCTGAATCTCACGATCAGCCGGCCGTAGGTTGGATTTTGCGCGTTGCCAAAGCAGTTCATCTTTACAAGTTTCACGCCATCCCGGCGCATAGTGAGGGATGTCAAAATCCACCTCACGCCCCAATTCCCTCCAAACTCCAAGGATGAGACCCAAGCAATCGACCCCAACGCCTTTCAGCGATGCGCGATGTCGATAGGGCGTCCCGATCCAAGTCTGGGCAATCCGCGCTACATAAGTGTTCACCGCCGGCTTCCTCCATCATGGATTTGCCCCTGTGACGGCAATTTCATCACCCAGTCTTCCCCGGGTAAATCCGGAAACCCCTGAAAATTTTTGACGTTTTGGAATTTGTTCTGGCAGGTTTTGAATTGCCGATCACACCCAGCCACAAGCTGCACCGCGTCCCCAACTTTGATCGCGATTTTACTTCCCATCCAAAGAGTTACGGATCGATTCGTACCTTGAATATCGTCACGTTTGATCGAAATAGATTGCCCCTTTTGAGCCGCGAGACGCAGCACCCCCCGTTCAAACCACCGCTCGGGATACGTACCGTCGACTTGCACAACGAACTGACGATCTGTCAGTGCCTCCGAAACGACCCCGTCGACAGTAAAACCGGTTTGAGACGCATCAAAGGCACAGGCCTTGTCCCCCAAAACCGCGGAACACGGCTTTTGAAATACGCGACCACGCGATTGGTTCAAAGCATCCGTTAGACCCCGAACCTCGGCCTTGAACTGGCCTCCGGCGCGGGTAATTTCCCCAAGATGGCCACGAAACTGGGTTTCGCGCTCAGCGACATTCGCCCAGTTTACGAGATACGCAACAACCTCAGCGCCATCAAACAATCCCGCCGCAATTGACGCCTCAGACAGCGTGTCCGCGTCCAAAGCCCCTATGGCCTCGGTGTTATCGACCGCCAGACCTGAGGCCTGTGACAGGGCACTTGGCGACAACCCGGACCCCGCCTGAAACAAAGTATCGTCAAACGAAATGTCGGCGTCATGGTCGGTAAATCCAATACAAACCCCGTCCCTACGCGTGATTTTCCAGCAGCGACACACCGACGTCAAACCAGTCTGTAAGTGTGTGTCCAATGCCCCGGTCATAGCCGCACCTCGACCACAGGAACGTTCGGAACTTCACCAGCTTGGAAGCTCGCGACCGATGTGTGGATATGATCGATATCAAAGCGCACGGCCACGTCAAATTCAAAGCCTGCGGTGACGATTACGCCGATGTCAGGTGCTTGGGTAAACTCGATCTGCCCCAAAGAAGGGTCCAAATTCCAGTCCACTCCTTCGCTCATCTTATCGCCTGAAAGCCCAACGTAAACAGTGCCTTGTCGAGGTTTCTTTATCGGACGAGCGTAGTCGTTTTCGCCAGACCGATAGGTCTTGGTAAGCTGAAACACCCGCTCAACCCCATCCCCGAGGCCGATGACTTGATCCTCAAACCCAGGTGTCTTACCAGCGGAACAGGACTTGTAGTCCGCCCAATCCTTCCATCGAAATCCATACATTTGACCCCGCCGCGCTTCAAAAAAGGCGACCAGCGCTTCGATGTCCTCAAGCGATCGCAACCCAAGGCCGGCGTCATATCTTCGTCGCGAATGCGCCCAAGGCGTGTTTCGTTCTTCAAACCCGTTAGACAACGTGACGATCTCGGTGCGCCGCTCAGGGCCGCCAATGGATCCAAAACTGAGGTTGGCTGGAAATTGCACTTCGTGAAATGACATGGACCCTCTCCTATCTATTGCGATTACCGACCGACAAAGCGCGACTAAGGCGCGCCGCGACCTGGCTTTGACTGCGTTGAAATCCTTGAACATCCGGCGTTTGGATATTCATCGTGACGTTCACCTGACGTCCCGATTGCGCGCGCACGCCAAGACTGCCATCCGGCCCTCGTGACAGCGGCATGATCGCCTCGGGTCCGGCTTCGCCCATCAAGCCAACACCGGAACGCATTGGAAAGGCCGTTGCATTGGAAATCACACCGCCCTTTGCAAACGGCATCACCCGTCCCTGCGCAAAGCTTCCGCCTTTTTCAAACGGCATAAGACCGGCTGTTATACCGCCAATACCCTGAGCTAAAACGCTACCAAAATGGTCTGTCACGGGTTTAACGGCTGAATTATACACGCTTTGCATCAATGATTGCCCAACTTGACGAAGGGCCTCGGATGCTTTCATGCCGTCAAGGAAAACACCGTCAAAGGCTTTGCGCAATCCACGACTTAACCCTTTTTCCAACACGGCGACATCGCGTCCTGTTTCAGACAAAACACCCTTCAACCGGCTGATTTCGCCAGTAAACTCCGACAGAACGGCGTTAACGCTTTGGCTGTTGTCAAGCAAAGCGTCAAAGGCTTCATCCAAATCCTCTAGACTATTGGGATCGCTCATTATTCTCTCCTACGTCATCTGGAAAATGCGCCAAAAGGGTCTCAAAGCCAGTGCGACCCAAAGATCCACTGGTCTGCGTCGGCGAAATCAGAAACATCAATTCGGCCGGTGTCAGGTTCCAAAAGTCCCGAACGGGAATTTTCAGATGATTGACACCGGCCACCAGCATCGCGCCCCAATCAAAGGCGGCCACTAGCCCGTGTCTCCGACCCCAGGCATCGAAAACGCGCGCATCAGCAACAAGGCCGCTGCACGCGACGCGGCCAAGATGCCGCCTTCGATATCACCGTCTTTCAGGTCCTGTTCGCGCCCGGTCCATCCGCCCCCTTTAAGCCCAGCGCTTAAAAGCGAGATGATGTCGCCAACGCTTTGCTCGCCGCCCTCAAAACGCCCGACCAAAGCGACGAGGCTATCTGTCTCAAGCCGCGCCTCAAGTGCGGCCAAAGCACCAAGCGTCAAACGCATGACCTGCGGCTTGCCATCCAATATCAGCGTCACTTCACCTGAAAACGGGTTGTCCATCATAGCGCCGTAAAGCTGAGCGCACCGGCGGACGACATCGCCAGTTCATAGGTCGCTTCACCGTCATGCGTGCCCGCGTATTCGATGGATGTGATTTGGAACGCCCCCTCGACCCGACCGAAGTCTGGGATAATCACCTGAAACGCGGGCGTCTCTCCGTCAAAGAAAATCTGGCGCGCACGTTCATCGGTATCCGCATCCCGAAACACCCCAGCGCCAGAAATCGAGGCTGACTTCACCCCGGCACCCGCCAACAGCTCGCGCCATCCGCCTTGGCTTTCAAGGCTGGTGACGTCCACCGCTTCCGCATTAAAACTGATCCGCGTTGCCCGAAGCCCTGCCACGGTTTGAAACTGACCACTTCCGGTCAAATCGACTTTGACCAATAGGTCTTTGCCACTTTGCACAGCCATGTGTGCTCCTCCTTTATGTGTCTGAAAAACTAAATATCGTCGATACGAGCGCGAAAAATCAGATCAATCTGACGACCACCCGACGCGCGTATCCGTTTGGCAACGGCCTTTAGGAACCGAAGATAAACAAGCGACCCCCGCTCCAAGGTCACGTTGGCACCGCTTAAAGCGTCACTGACCAGACCCGCGACCTGTTTAAGCGTCGAAAAGCCACGGCCATCGCTGATCACAGAAATCGTAAAGTCATGCTGCGCGCCGCTTGCCGTAGCATCACCACGCCATCTCACAGTTTCAGGCCCAAGACTCACGTAAATATCGGGTTTTTGGCCCTGCGGAACGCCGTCATAAATCGCACCACCCAAAATCGTCTGCAATGCAACGTCTTGCGTGATAACCGCGTAAACCGCCTTTTGAAGCGCCTCCGATGTCGCAAAGCTCATAGAACCAACTCCTCGCGCGCAAAACAAACAAGATACCGCCCGAGGGTGTCCGCCTCGCTTACGGCTTCGATTTGAAAGCGCCGAACACCTTCGACAAAACGCTGTCCGGGGACTGGACGAGACGCAGCGCCATGTGGACTTGCACGCACGAAGATTTTGTAATCCGTCTCTGAAGCACGCCCTGTCCCGTCATAGGTTTCACGACCGGCGCGCAATCGCACATCCGCCCACACAACCCCCAGCGCGATCCAGCTTTCGAGAAACCCGCCTGCGTCGTCTGCAATGCGCTCTGGGGCTTCAAGCACAAGACGACGGCCTAAATGCACACCCTTCATGCGTAGCCCCCCCCAAGCAGGCGCACGGTCTTGTAACGCTCGATCAAACTGGTGACCCCGAACGGCATACATCCCTGTCCCAGCGCAGTTTCAGTGCGAAACTCGTAGTAGTGGGCCGCCAGAAGCAAAACGGCTTGAGCCAAATCCGGTGGCAGGCCCGACCAAGCATCTGCAAAACCGGCCGTAAAGGTGACTTCTACAGACCCGCCAAGTGGAATACCGGGCAAAACAAAACCTGTCGGCATTAAGCGCGGGCGTTGCGCATCTGGCGCAAGCCGATAAAGCGCGGGGTCCACAACCTCGAGATCCCCCAACCGATCGGTCATCACAACCTCAACTATTGCATCAATAGGGGCCGCAGGCAGCGCTTGTCCACGCGCATCACGCCAAACTTGCAAAGTCCAAGCAAAGTCACGCTTTAGTAAAACCTTGCCTGTGCGGGCCTCAATGGCGGCCATGGCCGCGCGAAGAAAACCCTCAAGCACTGGGTCTTGTATCATATCGTCCGAAAACCCGGTCCCGAGTCTCAAGTGGTCCTTGAACTCAGCAAGCGGCAAGGCCACGGCGGCCACAGATGTTTCTTCAACTAACATCATCAGATTTCTCCGCGAAATTTCATTGCCCCCGTCTGAGGGTTGGTGCGCATCAGCCCGGCGTCGCTCGGACGGAGGGAAACAGCTAGACAACACCGGCCACCGCCAATGCGCACCCGAGGGTGGCCACCAAGGGCCACCCCCCTCTCAAACGCTTACGCGAGCGAGAATTTCAGCAACTTGATCGCCGCAAAGTCGCTGACATCGCCACCGACCCGCTTGGTTGCATAGAACAACACATGCGGTTTTGCGCTAAAGGGGTCACGAAGCACGCGCAGATCGGGACGTTCTGCAATTGTGTAGCCAGCTTCAAAGTCACCAAACGCAACAGCCATAGCCCCATCGGCAATATCTGGCATGTCCTCGGCGATTAGCACTGGATACCCTAGCAAACGCGCAGGCTCGGCCGCGGCGAGACCATCAGACCACAAGAAGCGACCGTCGACATCCTTCATCTTGCGCAACGTCCCCGCAGTCTTTGAGTTCATGACAAACGTCGCATTCGCGCGGTACTGCGCACCAAGCGCGTAAACCAGATCGACAAGTCGTGCGGCATCGCCGATGTCACCTGGTTGTTCAGTTGGCACATACCCAAGGCTACCCCACGCCCAAACGTCATTGTCGATTGTCGCGTGGCTCAGAAAACCCGTCGGCTTGTCGATGCCGTCACCGTTCACAAACGATGCCGCCTCAGCGCGCGAAAACTTGTCGGCAATGCGTTTGGCCAACCAACCTTCAATGTCAAAGGCACTGTCGTCCAACAAACGCTGGCTGGCCTTTGGCAAAGCACTCAGCTCATTCATGGGGATCGTGATGCGATCGATGGTCGGCGTGGCACTTTCAGCTATGTTACCAGCTTCCGTCGCCCAACCGTGGCCAACTTCGCTATGATCAACAAGCACGTCAAAGGACGTGGCTTCGACGTTAACCACATTGGCCACCGCACGGATTGATGCGGTCGATGACAACACGTTCTGGATTTGCCCCGCCGTCTGAGGGTCAACCAAATAGCCACCATCCCCCGCAACAGCGGTATTTAGCGCCTTACCCTCAAGCTCAAGCCCACGCAGGCCATCTTCATCACCCGAGCGCAGATAGGCGTCAAAGGCCTTTTCGTGCGGCGCGCTGTGGTCTGCGGCCATGGACAGCGCCGGACGACCAGCTTGGAACGTTTTACGATCTAGTTTGCTCATTTTTTCTTCCTGCTTTTGAATGCGGTTTTGGATTTCATCTTGAAAGCTCTTCAAATCTTGCGTGAAGCCCTCGACAGCGCGGGTCACGTCGCGAACCGGAGACACATCTCCTCCGGTCCGAGACTGCATCTCGGTTTCATTCATCCGTTGATCCTTACTGGAAAGTTTACCCGGGCCTACGCGCCCGAGATTATGCGTCGCGCACTCTCAAGCGCGCCCGCCAGTTCTCGCAGGCTGGCGTCAATCAGGCCTTCGCCCTTTGCCCCAACCCGCGCCGATGGAAGCATTGGGAACGTCACTAACGACACCTCCCAAAGCTCCAATTCCGATAATAGCCGATGGCCCTTGTCAGACTTGCGCGATCGCTTCGTGCGATACCCGATTGACAACCCATCAATGGCCCCCGCCTCAATCAAGGCAGCCGCCTCGCGGGCCTTTTCCACGTTTTCAAGCAACCGCCCTTTGACGTACAAACCTTTGGCGTCTTCGCGCACTTCGTCCCAAACTCCAATCGGCTGGGCTGGATCATGCTGCCACAGCATTTTTACGCGACGCCCCTGTCGCGCCAAGTCGCGCAAGCTTCGCGCATATGCGCCTGCTTCGACAACGTCACCGCCCTGATCCGCTGCCCCAAAAAGCGACGCATAGCCTTGAATTTCGACGCCGTTGGACACCTCTAGGGCTTCGTCAAAGCGGCAAAATTTCTGTTCCAATCCGTGTTCCATATCGTATTCCCTTATCCAACGTTCACCAGCAATGACTGGACGGCTTGCGCCAACACCACACCAACGACCCCAAAGACGGTCAGCCATAGCCGCTTTTCCATGCGCTCGATCAGCAACTCGATCCGCTCTAATCGCCGGTTCAACGCGTCAAACTGCAAACTCGCCACCCTCTCATGGGCCTCGAGCCGCAACGCAGGCGCGCAATCAAAGGCCTCAAACCCGTAACGCTGCTCACTCATGGGCCTCATCCTTAGGCGGCAACCCAAGCAACGACCGCTTTTCCGCATCTGACAGAAACTCAGCCTGTCCAACACGCGACCACTGCGCGTCGCGCTCGGCCGACAAGGCCGACACCTGATCGAGGTCAGGCTTCAACTCAAAGCTCTCGTCTGTGAATTCCGAAAGCCATGTGCCCAAACTTGCCGCCACCTTGGAAATCATCGGCAATACCGTCAGGCGATAGAACGCACGGTTGGCTTCCTGATAATTCGCATAGGTCGCGTCGCCGGGTATCCCAAGCAACATTGGCGGCACCCCGAACGCCAAGGCAATCTCACGCGCTGCCGCATCCTTGGTTTTCTGGAACTCCATGTCCGACGGGCTAAAGCCCATAGGCTTCCAGTCGAGACCACCCTCAAGCAACATCGGACGGCCAGCATTGCGTGCACCCTGATGATGGCTCTCCATTTCTGAAATCAACCGATCGTATTGATCTGCACTTAAGCTGCCCTGACCATCGCTTGTCTTGTAGATAATTGCCCCCGACGGGCGCGCCGCATTTTCCAACAACGCCCGAGACCAAGAAGACGCCGAATTGTGCACCTCTACCGCCCCAGCCGCCGCGCGAAGCGGGGACAGCCCGTAATGATCATCCAAAGGATGAAAGCTGCGGATATGACAAAGTGGCGGCGTTTCACGCTGCATGTCAAAGCGATGCTTTCGGCCCCCAACGGTATAATCATATCCGATAGGCCACCCATCATCGCCCGGAACAACGCTTAGCCGGTCAGACCGCAATACATGAAGCTCGCTAGGCACCCCGTCTGCGCCAACCGCTTCGATATACCCATCGCCGGACAGAAGAATTTGCGAGATCAACGCCTCAAAGAATTCTGCCTGTCCCTGAGCCATATTCGGCCGCTTCAGCAGCGCCAAAACGGGGTGAGTGTCATATCGTTGTTGCCCGTCCTGCAACACCAAACCAAGATTTGACGTCGCCTCTGCAATCATGCGCACCGCACGAAACCCGACGGGGTTTCCGGTAAACCCGCTGCGCACCAATGCGGTGCCATCCTTTGCACCCCAGCCAGATCGATGTCCGCCACCATAGGCGATCACTGGCACTGCACTTGCCTTTTGCTCGGGAACGTCTGCCTCGGCTGTTTTCCAAAACCCAAATTTCATTCGGACTCCCTTTCAAGTTCGGGTCACTAAATCGCTTGACCAGACTTTCTGTTTAAAATGTTAAGAAGCTTTTCACCCACCGTACGGTGGTCACCCAAGCGCGCGAATCCGAGGGTTCTTCCACGCCTGACTGGGTTCAATCATCGCGTCCTGCATGGCCCAAACCAACGCGTCCAAACGGTCAGGACTGCCCTGCCCTTGATACCCGCGTCGCCCCATCCGGCACATCTGATCCTCGAGCGCCTCAAACGTCCCAAGATGCGAAACCTTACCCTGCTCATAAAGCGCCGATACTGGTTCGGCCCGCGCATGTTTCCCGCGACTGGCATGGACGGCGCGAAACGGCACCATAGGGTCGACCTGTCGCACGACGCTTTCAACCATCTCGCCGCCTTGGTTAACCTCGGCCACCACCCGTTCAGCCTGCCAGCGATCGCGCGCCTCAATTGCGGCCCGCGCCCAGGTTAACGGCTTTGCCCCTTGAACAGACGCGTCTTCAAGCACGACAGCCGTCCAATTCTGCGGCGCCCCAAGCTGGCGCACCCCGATCACCACAATCCCGCATTCATCGGCCTTATTGCCGCTGCTTATGGGGGGATCAATGGCCACCACCACGCGATCAATCGGGCCGGGATCGGTTACGCGACAGGTATCCAGCATCGCATAGGACCAAAACGCATCCTCGTCACCGCCAAGCAACACGCCGTCCAATTCTTGCCGCCCAAGCCGCGTCCCCGCATACCGGGCGCGCACCTCAGCTAGAAAACTGGACGCAAGATTGGCGCGGTTCGCTTCGGTTGCCGCTTGGGTCAAAACCGTGGATTTCGTATCAAGCAGATCGCGTAACACAGCCACATCCCTTGGGGTCGTCGTCACCACAACTCGCGGATCATCGCCCAATCGCAGACCAAACTGCATCATATCCCATGTTTCGCGTCCATTGCGCCACTTCGCCAGCTCGTCACACCACACCGCATCAAACTGAGGCCCCCTCAAAGCCTCGGGATCATGCGCCGAAAACAACCGCGCCTCGGCACCATTGTCCCAGATCAATCGCTTGCGCGTGGCCTCCCATCGGGGCTGTCGATCCGGAGGCGAACACGCCAAAATACCGCTTTCGCCAAACACCATGACCTCACGCGCCTGGTCAATCGTTTCCCCGATCAGCGCCACCCGTCGCGCCTTGCCGTGGGCCAGCGGTCGACTGCCCTCGACCATCGACCGCACCCATTCAGCACCTGCCCGCGTCTTGCCGGCACCACGTCCCCCCAAGATCACCCAACTGCGCCAATCCCCTTCGGGGGGCAACTGATGTGGCAATGCCCAAAACTCGAACAAAAAAGGGAGAGCTAAAAGCTCTCCCTCAGTCAGGCTATCCAGAAACAGCTCCTGATTGGCAGCAGGTCCGGAGGCGACCCAATTTGCACCGAATGTCAGATCGGGCTTGCTCCAAGTCGAGCCCGTAAGCACCGGAGAATCCGGCGTCTCGCTTTCTGTCACGATCAT